TTCTACTGGGGTTGGCTTGGTCAACGTAAGCTCAAGTGTGTATGCTAACGGTACTGCTGTTAAGACTGGTACCACGCCTACGAAAACTCTAACCCAAGCTCATATTGATCTCGTTGTCCAGAGATGCTATGAAGCTGGTGGTTCTCCAGATACTATGTTTTGCAAACCTGATCTAAAAGTCAAGTTATCTGCAATAGCAGGTGCATCCATAGCGGAATTGAGAACTGTCACTAAAGGTGATAAGATGGCGCATGCAGTCAATGCTGTTGACGTTGTAGTTACTGACTTTGGCACGTTTAAGTTTGTTCCAAATAGGTTCTGCGATCAGGGCAGCATAGGTATTGTGTATGTAATGGACTGGGACTACTGGTCAATTAACTACCTACGCCCCTTCCAGACGCTCAATCTTGCCAAGACTGGTGATAACGTGAAGCAGATGATGCTTGCGGAGTACGGTCTTGAAGCTAAGAATGGTCGTTCTTCAGGTGCGATCATACGTGTTAAGGCGTAACATTGTTAGTGTACGATAGTACACCTACGATAGTAGTACAGGATAGTGTACTGGCAGATGATCTCTGTCAGTACATTATCACCTTTACTAAGAAAGCTAGGCTCAAACCTAATCTTATCGCTTCTAATGGAAAAGATATTAGGGATGAGTTAAGGACAAGCAGTGGTATAGGTGTAGACTTTGGCGAGAATGAAGTCATTGACAGTATTTATAAATCAATGTCTGAAATGTGTCATCTACCGATTAGTCATGCTGAACCGATGAGTATACAAAGATATAGACCTGGGGAAGAGTATAAACCTCATTGGGATGCCTTTCTACATGATGAAGACTTGCCTAAGAGCGTGAGGCTGGAAGAGTGTGGTAATAGAGCAGTTACTGTAATTGGTTGTTTGAATGATTCGGATGCTGCTACAGTATTCCCACATTTAGGATTTGGTATACAGTCCATGCAAGGAAGGGTTATTATGTTTGGTAACCTTGATGAAGATAAGGAACCCCACCCATTGTCCATGCATATGGGAACTACTCCTAGAGAGGGGGAAAAATGGATATTTACTTTATGGTTTAGGGAGAAGCCTTTTATGGAAACTAAGAAAACACTTTCAAAAAAGAAATCTGAAAAGAAGTCTACTGAAAGACATTTTAATCCAGAAAAACATTCAGAGAGTGTAATGAAGAAAGCAAAAGATATTATGAAAGAAAGGGGGTCCATGCCCCTATGAGGAACATAGCTATTCTAGGTTTAGCTCCTTCCACTCATGATGATGCACCTTTTACTGACCCTGACTGGGAAGTATGGGGATTACCTTGGGATGAAGGATGGTTTCTTGGTTGTAGCAGGTTATTTGATATTCACCCTTTAGAGTGTATAAGAGAGGCAATTCCCTCATTCTACCCTCATGGTTACGAAGATAGGCTTAGAGGGTTAGGTGTTCCTTTATACATGCAGAAGGCATATCCTGATATACCAAATGCTATAGAGTATCCCCTTAAAAATGTTTCTTCTTTAGTAGGGGATTATTACAACTCCTCTATCGGTTATATGTTAGCATTAGCAATATTTGAAGGGGTTGATAAAATTGGGTTGTGGGGAGTTGACATGGATGGTCCAGGTGAACCGGGACATGCAAATGAATACAGAGATGAAAGACCAAACTGTGAGTATTTGCTTGGGTTTGCTAAAGCAAGGGGTATAGAGATTTACATACCTGAAGAATCTCCCCTTCTCAAGTTTCATGGTACGTTCCCTTTAGGAACGGTTATACCAAAATACACACATAGATACGGATATTTATAATATGAGCTTTGACAAAGAAGCGGGTTACGAACCTTTAAGACCAAGTTTTGTACATGAAGAACCGGATGGCACGATAACAGTTAATACTGTTCAGGACGCGCAACCAATCGTAGATGAGGCTAAACAAGCTGCTAATGCTTACGGCTCTCCTTTAACCCCTGGCAAACAATATCATGGTATGAGAGTTGCCACTATTCCTTTCAACGTATTTGAAATGTGGATGAAGGAGACTAATGGGGCAATACAGAAAGATCCAAAACTGCTAAAGAAATATCTTAATGATCCTGACAATAAGTATTTCAGAACAACACCAACGAGGATATAGTTATGTGGTTATACAAACCAGGACAACCTGGATTTACACAGACAAATTACGCTATTCTTAATCAGAAAATATATTTCTTTTCTCGTAAGTCATAAGATATGGCAATTAATACCTATGGTACGTTACAGACTGCTGTAGCAAACTGGCTCGATAGGGATGATCTATCGTCTAGGATACCAGAATTTATTTCACTGGCTGAAGCAATATTCAATAGAACATTGCGAATAAGAGCTATGGAAACTACAGTATCTGATAATACTCCTAGTGGGAGCAAGGAGGACGCTCTTCCAACAGGGTACTTACAGATGAGGGAGATCCATTTAGAAACGAGTCCGATAGTTTCTTTATCGTATATCACCCCAGAAATAATGTACAGAATAAGGGCTGGCAGCACCAACGGTAGGCCAACCAGCTACACTATACTAGGTGATAATATCCTATTTGGTCCAACCCCTGATAGTGTGTATGCTTACAGTATGACTTACTACAAAGCATTGGATGCTCTTTCTGATGACGCTCCAACAAACTGGGCAATACTGAACGCGCCTGATCTTTACATGTATGGTACGCTACTACAGGCAGAACCATTCCTAATGAATGATGAGAGAGTTCCGTTATGGGAGAGAGGTTTTAGACAGGCGATTTCAGACCTACAAGAACAAGACAACAAAGACAGGCATTCAGGCTCTGAAATGAGAGTTATGAATACTTCTGGCTACTATTAAGGTGTAGATTATGGCACTAGAAACTGGTAATTATATAAGTGCGCTAGTACGCACAAACCCACTATCTTCTGATCCTGTGTCTGAAGGGGATGACCATCTGCAATTAATCAAGAAAATTTTGCAGAAAACATTTCCATTGGGGACTGATGCTGACGGTTCTACAAGTGGTGTAGGCCCAGGTCAGGCAGTACAGGTTATTATAGCGAAATCATCAGCACCGACCATCACAGGTACGGCTGCTGAATCTATGGGATTGGTTTGGTTAGATACAAGTGCTAATTTACTAAAGATAAGGAACCAAGCTAACGATGCCTGGATCACTTTAGCTGTAGACCCTGAGACAAGTAATTCAGTAGATGTGAATGCTGGTACGATAGATGGTGCAGTTATTGGTGGTGCAGTTCCAGCAGCAGTAACGACTACAAGTTTAGTGGCAACCACTGCTGATATAAATGCAGGTACAATAGACGGGACAACTGTTGGCGCGAGTTCCGCATCAACCGGAGCTTTCACTACGGTAACAACTACTGGGGCTTTAACGGTTGGTACTGATATAACAATATCAGGCGATGATATAATCATGGCAACTAATACGGATGCGTATATGCTAGTTGCTGATGGTTCTAGTTATAATCCTGTAGCTATTACTGGCGATGTTACGCTTACTAATGCTGGTGTTACAAGTATTGGAGCTGGTAAAGTTGTAACTGCTAAGATATTGGATGCTAATGTT